TATACTCGCGCGACTGCGATGAGGTATTCACGAATTCCAGGCGTCTTCGAATCTGTCGTCCAGTAGCCATGCAGCTTCAACTTGTACTTCTCGACGTCGCAGTTTCTCGCCACTGAAATTTTGCGGCAAGCCTTGGCGACATCTGCATACGAAGCAAGCGACTGCAGTGGTCTGGGATAGTGGCGGCCAAGAAAGAAAGTTCCATCTTGTGGCCGCGAGAACGACACTTTCAACACCATCCCTATCGACTTAGTGAACCACTGGGCTGCGGACGCCCAGTCCTCGTCGCCGATGAGGGGTAGGTGAGCACCAACGCCGTCGTCACCGAATTTTGCACCGATGACGGCGTACGGGATGCTGTAAACGTCGACCTTCGCGTCCTTGAACACGAACGATCCCCAGAAGACATGCGCCAACTGGGTCGTTTCCTCGTATTGCACCAGGGCACTACGTATCGTGTTCCTGCGGATGATGTTGAAGTCGACGTCCTTGCCGTGTCGGACCCGATAGACGTGTTTCGTGATTGCAAGGCACGTAGAAACGTACTCAACGAACGCGGCAACAATCGTGTTTAGCTCCGTTGTCACTCCTGAGCCGCTGTTGTTCTTGTAGCCAGTGTTAATTGGCTTTCCGTTGAGCATCGTGGTGATGTCCACATTCTCCGCGAGTACTTTTTCGACTTCCTCGTAGTCGGAGGGGTGGACGAACGCCAAAACGAACTTGACGAATACTTCCTTGTAAATGTATTCACTGATCGTCTCATCCATCTTGGTGTAATCCGTGTCATGCACGCCGCTCACCTGGCGTTCCCCATCAGACGAATGCGCCTCCATTGCCACCTGTGTAAGGTTGCGAATGGCTAGCGCAATGTCATGCGGTGAAGACCCGGGCATGTAGAACGAGCAGTTCTTGAGTACTTCCTTAATAAGGAGGCCGACTCGTCCAGTCTGAATGGCCATTTCCTCGTTGTACTTCGTAATTCCACGGGGCGCGGCGCTCGCCTTAGGCCCAACCTCATTCTTGAGGTTTGTCTTGCCGACTGGGAGGCGAGCTAGAAGTTCGGAATGACGCTTAAGACGCGCGGCCTGGAGCGCCTGCGTGCGCCGTTCATAAATGACTTCGGCGCCACAGAGCGTGACCGATCCCATCGCGATCCCGGTTTCGCGTGAGACCTGTTCGACGAAGTGTGAGTGCAGCTTCTCGACAACCTCCTTAAGCTGTTTCGGAGGATCAATCTTGTTGCTGTATTCCTCAAGTCGCTTCGTCTTGTACGCGTCGTGCGCGGCATCCGACTTCGTGTCTGCCACGCCCGGCCCGCCGCCGAAAGCGTTCGGTGCCGCTTCGACTGCGGGTGCTTCCCCGACCACCTCCCCGGCAAGTGACCCATCCTGCCGGGTATACATGATGTTCGGTCGGGGCCGGTACTCTACAGGAATCTTGAAGAAGGACACGATGAGCGGTTCGAGTCCCCCCGGGCGCCATACATGGTGCATCTGCATGGTGCGCTTGACTTCCGAGACGCCATAGCCCTTCGGCTGGTTCTTGCCCATGAGGCTGAACACTCTGAACTGATTCTCGGACAACTCCTGCGAGGTGTCTGGCCCCACGTCGCAG